GGGGCATCGCCTGGGCGGCGTCGTGATTGAGTATCGCCTGCACGGTCCACCGGGGACGGGGAAGACCAGAGCCCTCGCAGACATTTGGGTGCCTCGCGCGGCGAGCCGCTTCGGGCCGTCCAATGTCGTGATATGCTCTCTGACCAGAACGGCAGCCGCCGAGATCGCCAGCCGAGACCTCCCCATCCCACGCGAGAATGTAGGCACGCTGCACGCGCTCGCCTATCGGGCTCTCGGCAGGCCGACCATTGCCGAGGGGGAGATCGCAGCGTGGAACGAGCGCGAGCCGATGTTTCGCCTGTCCGGTGCACGCCCATCGGTCGATGAACCAGAGGCGCGATCTGACCGCGCGACGAAGGGCGATGACCTCATGGCGATGGCGCAGGTCTACCGCCATAACCGGACCCCGCGCTCTGCGTGGCGCGACGACACAGCCATGTTCCAGCGCAAATGGGACGCTTGGCTCTCAGAGGAGGGGTTCGTCGACTTCACAGGACTGATCGAAGACGCCCTAGAGGCGGTGCCCGTCGCTCCGGGCGAGCCGTCGGTCTTCGTCGTGGACGAGGCGCAAGATTGTAGCGTTCTGGAATTGGATCTGGTACGAAAGTGGGCGGCGCAGGCAGAGGATGGCGTTGTATTATCTGGAGACGGGGATCAAGCCATCTACGGATGGCGGGGAGCCTCTGCCCGCGCCTTTCTCGATCCCGACATCCCCCCCGAGAACAATTACCACCTCACCCAATCGTACCGGGTGCCCGTAGCCGTTCATGCGGTGGCGTCGAAGTGGATCGAGAAGGCGTCCTACCGCTACGCCGTCGAGTACCTCCCGAGGGACCATCCAGGAGAGGTCTCGACCGTGGACGGCAACGGCAAGAACGTCATGCCCATCATTGACGCCGCGCTCAAGGATGTCGCGCAGGGCAAGAGCGTGATGATCCTCGCGACCTGCGGGTTCATGCTGCGGAACACGATCACCATGCTGCGCCGTGAGGGCATACCGTTCCACAACCCCTACCGACCGACGCATGGGGGCTGGAATCCCTTACGAGGCGGCGTGGGCCGTCTGCTGGCCTACCTGCGCCCGGATCCTGTCACCTTCCCCGAGGACCACCGGATCTGGAACTGGGAGGAGGCAGCCAAGTGGGTCGAGGTCATCCGAGCCAAGGGGACGCTGGCCCCTGCGGGGAAGACCATGATCCGACAGCAGGCCAAGGAGGATGACCTCAAGCACAGGCTCATCGAGCCGGGAGATGGGCGAGCGTGCTACGGTGCCTCATGGGATGAACTTCGGGATGTTTTCTGCGCGAGCGATCCGCTACCCTGGATTGCAGAACGGCTGCTGCCGAGCAAGCGTCAACTGATGGATTATCCCCTAACCATAGCCATGAAGCGCGGTCGACAGGCTCTCCGAGAGGACCCGCGCCTAATCGTGGGCACCGTCCATTCGGTGAAAGGCGGTCAGGCCGATGTGGTCTACCTATTGCCTGACCTCTCGCCGTCGGGTATGAGGGAGTGGACGAGACCGGGAGATGGGCGCGATGGGATCATCAGAACCTTCTATGTCGCAATGACCCGAGCACGCGAACGCCTCGTAATGGCGGGACGGTGGTCTGCCTCCTCTATCGACTGGAGAACTGCAAACTGATACAGGCCACCGACCACGCCAGCGGCTTCCGCAAGACAGCGCGAGAGCTTCGAGTCCTCGCGCCCCCGGTGTGGTCCGTCAGCGTGCGGCGGTGCAAGATGCCCGACGGAACGCACGGTGACTGCGCCCTCATCGCCAAGAACGGCAAACCGCCACACTTCAAGATCCGGGTCTGCGCCAAGCTCCCAGAAGAGGCGCAGGTCTTCGTCCTCCTCCACGAATGGGCACACGCCATGTCCTGGGGATCAGACTCCCACCGCATCCGAGCGCATGGGGCCGAATGGGGGATCGCCATGAGCCGCATCTGGCAGGCGCTGGTGGAGGACTGATGGAGAAGGGCAAACAGCGGTGCCGCGACTGCGGCTGGCGAGGGTGGGTCTATCGAGGACGCTGCGAGGGCTGCGGATCGACGAGGGTGGGGGAGTGATGGGCGTCTGCATTGGAATCGACCCCGGTGTGACCGGAGGCGTCACCATCCTCGATGCGGACAGCGGGAGGCTCATTGAGGCGGCTCGGACGCCCATCCTGCCCGTACCCGGCAAGAAGGAATACGACCTGAACGCCATGAGGGAGACCCTAGCCCGATGGGACGAAGTGCGGCTCGTCACCATCGAGAAGGTGGGCGTTATGCCGCACGATGGTCGCGTCGGAGCGTTCTCCTTCGGCTGCGGGTACGGCATCTGGCTTGGGCTCATGGCCGCGCTCTCGATCCCCTACATGGAGGTGCCCCCGCAGCGATGGCAGAGCAAGATGCTCGCTGGACTACCCCGTGGACCCAAGAGCAAGGCAAGCGCAATGAGGGCAGCCAAGTCGCTGTTCCCGACAATCCCCGTTCGCGTCAAAGCGGACAACGGCATCGCAGACGCCGCACTCATCGCTGAGTACGGCAGACGCATTCATCAAGGAGGCAAATGATGGACTGGATCAGCTTCGCTCTCGGAGCGCTCGTCGGAGCGTTCACCATGCTCGGAATCATGGCCGTGATGGGCTGGAGATGGGCTCGCCCCTTCATGCGTGCGGCCCAGCAGCGCGCTGCAACGCCATCCACCCCACCCGACACCACGACCAATGCCCCTCCGACCGATTGGGCATCATGGAGGTCGACCCGTGGAAACTGAGAACGTACCCGTCGAGGATCTCTTCAATGACCCGACCAATGCTCGGATGCACTCCCCGCGCAACATCGACGCCATCAAGGGCAGCCTCCAGCGGTTCGGGCAGCAGAAGCCCATCGTCGTCGACGCCGATAACATCGTCCGAGCGGGTAACGGCACCCTCGAAGCCGCTCGCGGACTCGGCTGGACCGAGATCAGCGTGGTGCGATCCGAACTCATCGGCCCCGAGATGACAGCCTTCGCCATCGCAGATAACAGAACCGCCGAACTCGCCGAGTGGGACGAGGAGACCCTAGCCAGGACTCTCGAAGCCCTGCCCGAAGACATACCCACCGACGACACTGGGTTCAGCACCGAAGAGATGCAGGGGATGCTCGACAGCCTGCGCGGACCAGCCGATGTCGAGGAGGATCATATCCCCGAACCACCCAGCGACCCCATCACACAGCCCGGGGATATATGGGTGCTGGGGAAGCACCGACTGCTGTGCGGGGACTGCCTCGCACCGGGGAACGCCGAGGCGCTCCTCGACGGGGGCATCCCAGCGATGGCGTTCACCGACCCCCCCTACAATGTCGCCTACAACAGCCAGGAGTCTCCACCCGGTAGCGCGTGGGGTCACACAGGCAGGGGTGTCCCCATTGCCAACGACAACATGGGCGAGGAGGAGTGGCGCATCTTCACGCTGGGCATCGCAGCCCTGCTCAAGGGCTGGGTGGATGGGTGTGTCTACGTCTGCCACGCACCGGGACCGGACGGGAGAGTCATGGCCTCCGCACTCGACCAGACGCTCCACTGGAGCGGCTCCTTGGTGTGGGTGAAGAACCAGATGGTGTTCGGGAGAGCCTCCTACCAACGTAGGCATGAGGTGATCTGGTTCGGATGGCCTGACGGCTGTGATAAGGCGTTCACCGACGACAGGACCATCACCGATGTGTGGGAGTTCCCCAAGCCGAAGCGGTCAGACCTACACCCAACCATGAAGCCCATCGCCCTCGTAGCGCAGGCCATACAGCACGCCAGCAGACGAGAGCAGATCGTCTTCGACCCCTTCCTCGGATCAGGCACCACACTCATCGCAGCCGAACAACTGGGACGGGCGTGCTACGGCACCGAACTCGAACCAGCCTACTGCGATGTGATCGTGAAGCGGTGGGAGACCATCACCGAACAGACCGCCGAGCGCGTCGAAGGCGTGGTCCGTGATAGGACAACCGACAGCATGGAGGAAGTGGAACAGCGATGAGAAGACAGGAGCCCTTCTACAGAGCCTCATGGAGCAGAGGGGAACCTCAAGGGGCAGCGGTCCAGCCCTGCAAGATCGTGGGAGAACCGGGGCTGGCGCGCGGGTCCGGCGTGGTGGCGGGTACCCACGCCCCCCCCCGGTGGGCCGTCCTCAACTTTCCCCCTGGCCGCCCCCCGCGCCGCACCTCCTGGCACCCGGATCGCCCCTTACGGTACCAAGAAGGCCGAACGGTCCTCGGCACGTCGTGGCCCGCCTACAGTGCACGAGTGTCGACCACCAACGGTTACCCCGTCAGGGGGGGTGGAACTCCTGGACCCGAGTTCCCCGAGTTCCGAGCCGCCCTCTTGGTACCAAGAACGGGGGTCAAACTCCTGGACCTGAGTTCCAGGAGTTCCGAGCCGCCGTGGTTACCCCGTCAGGCCGGGTGGAACTCGGCGGCCCGAGTTCACCTCCGTCTGCGGTACCGTCAGGGGGGGTGGAACTCAGCGGCCCGAGTTCACCTCCGTCCTTGGCCCCGTCAGAGGGGGTGGAACTCGGCGGCCCGAGTTCCCCGAGTTCCCCGAGCGGAGCGCCCCGAATGGTAGGGCGTGGCGGCATCGACCCCGCGCTGGGCGGCGGCGGCGACGGCAGCGAGCCCGAGATCCCGGCGTGGGTCGCGGCCTCCGTGGCGTCACAGGCCACGCTGCTGGACGAGGCCATCCGAGCCCTGTCCCTGACCGCCGCGCGCCTTCGCGTCGAACAGCAGGCGCGTGCTGCGCTGGAGCGGCGCGTCGACGCCATCGAGGGCACCATCGAGTCCATCCACGAAGACCTCGCCCACCTGCACGCCGGGGTCGCGGTCATGGTTCAGGCTCTGGACGAGCGCTGGGGCGGCGAGGTACCCGAGTGAACCGCGCCCGGTCTCCCAGGACGGATTCGCTCTCGGCCCCAGGATCGTGTAATACCCCACCTATTTTGCACGGCGCGTTGTGCCGACTTCCCTCAAATGAGCAATCCTAGGATGCCGCGCGGACCTTCCACGACCTTCGAGCCGGGAGACGAGCCGAACCGCTGCTGCGCGAAGGCCAAGTCGACGGGGCTGCGTTGCGGCAAGGGCGTCGTTCCGGGGCGGCGGGTGTGTCGGATCCACGGTGGCTTGGGTGGTCGTCCTCCGATCCACGGGCGGTACTCGCAGGGGCTGGGCCGCTTCCGCGAGGCGTATCAGGAGGCGCGTTCGGATCCGTCGCTGTTGGATCTGCGTGAGACGCTGGCGTTGATGGATGTGGCTGTGCAGCGTGCAGCGGAGCGGGCGGCTGACGCTGACACCCCGGAGTTCCGTCGTCGTGCGTTGGATTTGTTTGAACGGGTGCGGGGGGCGGTCTCGCCGGAGGAGGCCGCTCTAAATTTGAATCGTCTGGGGGAACTTTTGGGTTCGGGGGTGAAGGATGACGAGGCCCTCGATCATCTGGCGAAGGCTGCGGAGCGGCTTTCGCGGAGGCAGGAGAAGGCGTGGTCGATCCGCTTGGATGCGGCGACTGCATTGAACGCGCGAGACCTGACTGCGGTCCTGGCTCGCTTCGCAGACATCGTACTTGAGGAGGTGCCCCGTGACGCAGCAGCCAGAGTCATACGACGGATTGACGGCGAGGTCTTGGGCAGCGGTCCGGCAGCAGTTGGACTCGAAGTTGGGGACTCGTCTTGACGCGCCGTTCCCTGAGTTCGTCGACGATCCCGTAGGCTTCTCGCGCGAAGTCCTCGGCTGGGATCCGTGGCAGACGCAGGCTGAGATCGGTCTGGCGCTGGTGGAGAAGCGTCGCGTCACGGCGGTGTCGTGTAACGGCGCGGGAAAGACCTCGTGGGCTGCGCGGCTTCTGCTGTGGTTTGTCTCGACCCGAACGGATGCGGTTGTCGTGACGACTGCGCCCACGTGGCATCAGGTGAACCTGCTCTGGCGTGAGGTCCGTTCGGCGTTCCTCGCATCGAAGTACCAACTGAAGGGTGACCTGATGCAGACCCGTCTGGACATCGGCCCTGCTTGGTTCGCGATGGGTCTGAGTACAGACCGGGAGGAACGCTTCCAGGGATTCCACGCGCGCGGTTCTACGCCGGGTGGGCCGGGTGGTCTCATGGTGATCGTGGACGAGGCCTCGGGTGTCGCGGATCATATCTGGGACGCGATGCGCGGCTACCTGACTTCGCCCAACTGCTATGTGCTGGCGATTGGAAACGGCAACCGCGCGGACGGTGCGTTCTACGAATCGCACCAGCGCGGGAACTGGGAGCGGTTCAGCATCGCGGCTCAGGATGTGCCGCCCGAGATCATCTCGCGGGAGTGGATCGAGGAGCAGGGGGACTTCTATGGCGAGGACTCCCCGCAGTATTTTGTTCGGGTCCTGGGGAAGTTCCCCCCGAAGGGTGGCGACTATCAACTGATCCCCGAGTGGCTGCTGGAGGAGACCTGCGAGGCGAAGCCCGAGGTGGAGCGGGGCCGACACCTCGGGCTCGATGTCGCGCGGTCGGGCACGGACTACACGGTGTCCTGCGTGATGGTGGACGGGCGCGTGGAGTCAATGCTGTCGTGGCAGTCGGACGACCTGATGTACACGGCCAAGCGCGCGATGCAGGTCGCGCGCGAGTGGAATGTGCCCGAGCGGAATCTCCATGTAGACCTCGACGGTTTGGGCGCTGGTGTGATCGACCGGATGCGGGAGGAAGGCTGGACGTCAGACGGCGTGGACTTCGGGGGCAAGGCTCGCGGCGACTGGAACTGGTTGCTGGGG